AGCTGATGCGATTCTCGCTAAGTTTGGTTGGGCCGAAGAGGCTGCTGTAGCTGCGTAAGCTACCCGTCCTACTCTGGATGCTCGTTAAGGAGCTAGGGCGTCGATAGCGAGCAAAAAAAACTAGGAAGGGTGAGGAGTCTAGTATAAATAAAGTGCCTCCAACCTTGTGCGTAGTTGTCAGTGACGAAGTACAAAAAATAACACTGACTAAGCTTGTAGTGGTTTGAGCCGATGGTTCTGAAGACGCGGGTTCGACCCCCGCCGCCTCCACCAATTTAACATGAAACTATTCGACATACATGGCAGACCACGAAGCAGAATGGTTTCTAAATACCTAGTCAACTGGGATAAGAAATCAAAATCTCAGCTACAGTTCAAAGTCAAGCAGTTCCTTAAGGGTTACTGGGAAAACCACATTGTTTACGAAGAGTTCCCCGTATACGGAACCCGCATGAAAGTAGACTTTGTTAATGCAACAAAGAAAATGGCGGTAGAAGTTCATGGCCCACAGCATGAAAGCTTCAACAAATTCTTTCACAATAATTCTAGAGCTGACTATCTAGCTTCGATTAAGCGTGACGCGCAAAAAGCTGAATGGTTAGAAAAGAACAACTTTATATTTATCGAAATTTATGATAAGGACGTAAAGGATTTAAGTCACGACTTCATCAAGAAGATATATGGAATATCTTTAGTGTAAATAAAAACATGGCAAACAATAAAAAATACATGACGAAGCCGCTTCTCCGAGAGATAAACGAACACTCAGGTGGAGGTTTTGTTTTATTCTACTTCAATGAGGACGGTTTGCCTGAGGTTTCAAATAACTTCGAAACTAGCGCTGAAGCTCTAGCTCTTCAGTATTACGTCCAAAACTGGTCTAAAGCATTAGAAAAGATAAATATCGAAACTATGACCAATGCAATAGTGGAAGACTCTGGCATGTACGAGGACGATGAAGAAAATGGTCCAGAAGAAATTTAAAGCTTGATTCAGCTCTAAGTAGGTGTTATTATTTAACACATGAATGGTTTATATTCCCTACAAATAGAGCGACATGTGCTTGGGGGGTTAATCAGACATCAAGATGTTTTCGCAGAAATCGACGCTTTTGTAAGTGAAAAGGACTTTTTTAACGACGTCCATTACACTATCTTCAGCGTTATAAAAAACTGCGTATACAATCAAAAGAAAATCGACAAAGTTCTTTTAGCAAATCAAATTAAAGAACTTGGAGTATCTTTCAAAGATGATATTAATATCTATGATTATATTGAGAACCTCTCATTCACGCAAATAACAAAACACGCAACACTCGACGCCTGTAAAGAATTAGTAAAATACAGAGTGCGACGAGAGATAGCCGCGACGGCGGAAAAAATTAAAGACGAAGTAAAACAGTGCGGAGAAAAAGGTATTGACGAAATCGTATCCGCTTGCGATTCTATCTATAACGATAAAATCGAACAGTACGGCAACGAAGAAAAGCCTGAGAAACTTACCGACGGCTTAATGGAGCTTCTTGAAGAGACTGGCAACGACCCCCAAGATGAATTTGGGTTTGCTAGTCCTTACCCAGAGTTCAATAGAATGTACGGCGGCTTTAGAGCTGGGCACGTTTACGCTATTGCTTCTAGACCGGGTGAAGGTAAAAGTACATGGCTTAACGACGTGTGCTTTAAGGTAGCTGAACAGTCAGGGATTAAAGCCCTGCTTTTAGATACGGAAATGTTAACGAAAGAAATTAAATTTAGATTATTATCTTCATTAACTTCCGTACCAACTTGGTACTTAGAGACTGGCAACTGGAGAAAGAACCCAGACTATTATGACCAAGTAAGAAAGGCGGAAGATAGAATTAAACAAAACAGAGACTTCTATCATTACCATGCGGGAAACAAAAACGTAGACCAAATTTGCTCAATGATTAGAAGGTGGTACTATAACGAAGTTGGTCGCGGGAATAAATGCCTTATCGCTTATGACTATGTAAAGCTAACGGGTGAAAAAGTAGGCCAAAATTGGGCAGAGTACCAAGCTATTGGAGACAAAATCCAAAAACTTAAAGAGGTATCTGAGGAGGTAAACGCACCCCTGCTTACGGCAATGCAATTAAACAGGTCTGGTGAAAATAGAAATAGAAATTCATCCAATCTTGTAGACGATAGCTCTGCAATATCTTTATCTGATAGGCTACAATGGTTTGCTGCGTTCGTGGGCATCTTCAGGCGCAAGACTCTAGACGAAGTAGCTCTTGACGGAGAAGACTTTGGAACTCACAAGCTTATCCCAGTTAAAACTAGGTTCCAAGGTAAAGACGCTATGGGCCATCAAGACTTCCTTCAGAGGGTGTTTCCAGACGGCTCCGAACGTTATCAGATGAACTATCTTAACTTTGATATTCACAACTTTAACATTGAAGAGAAAGGTTCGTTGAGACACATTTGCGAAAGAGCCAGAGAGACATACGAGCTAGAAGGAGGTAGCTCCGAAAATCCAACTGACGCAGTATTGTGACGGACATAAAAGAAATGCTTTACGAGCTTGGGTATTCTAACATATCTGAGTATCCGAAAGAGTACAGGACTCGCCCGATATATAGGGAGTCCGACAATAACACCGTGCTTAGAGTAGATAAAACCACGGGCAGATTCGTGGACTTTGCCGAAAACATTTCAGGTAGCTTCGAGGACTTGGTTAAACTCACATTGAAAATGACCTCTATAAACGACGCTCAGAAATGGGTATCCTCAAAAGGTCAATCCCAAGGCGAAGCCAAAGTAACAATTGTTAAGCCAGAAATTAAATCACCAAAAGTATTCAACAAGAGCTGCTTGAACAAACTGGTTAGCAATCACATTTACTGGCAAAACCGAGGCGTATCCGAAGAGACCATGAGTCAGTTCAAAGGAGGAATCATAGGGGAAGGTAAAATGAAAAACCGCTATGTCTTCCCCATCTTTGATGCAAAGAATAGACTAGTGGGCGTTTCAGGAAGATACACAAAAGAAATTAAATACGATAGCATTCCGAAGTGGAAACATATAGGAGATAAATACGCTTGGAAATATCCACTATTTTTGAATCACGAAATCATTAGAAAACAAGGTAGCGTATTCTTGGTAGAAAGCATCGGGGACATGCTTGCTCTTTGGGAGGTTGGGGTCAAAAACTCCATAGTAACATTCGGTTTAGATATAAGCTCTGCTATTATGGGCACTCTGTTAAGGTTTGACTTAAGTAAGGTTTATATATCGTTTAACAATGACTCCCAAAAAAACAGCAGAGGCAACATGGCCGCTGAAAAAGCTCAAAAGAAATTATTAAATCATTTTGACCCAAACCAAATAGAAGTCAAGCTTCCAACTAAGAATGACTTCGGGGACATGACTAAAGAGGAAATCAAAACATGGCTAAAACAAAATACATCTCAGCGTCTAGGATGAAGACTTTGGAGACTTGCTCGTGGTTATACTACGGCAAGTACCACCTAAATCTCCCAGACAAAACTAATGACGGAGCTATCCGAGGCACTATCTGCCACCTAGTCTTCGAGCTGCTTCTTGAAGAGAAGCATCGCAAGCATTACGATAAGATTATGGACGGCAAGTGTACAGAAGCGTCTGAGGCCGTCACTCGTTTGGTTGTTAAGCATCTCAAAAAACAAGAAGCTTTCAACGAAGAAAACTTCGAGTTATGCATGGACATGATTGTTGTGGGTCTTAAGTTCGACTTTTTCTGTGAAGGTTCAGAGCTTGGAGAGTCAGAGCTTAGGTTCGAAGTTTATAATGAGGAGCCCGAATACAAAATCATGGGCTTCATCGACAAGCACGCTATATACGACGATGAAGAAAAGACTATTAAAATCGTAGATTACAAGTCTAGCAAAGCTAAATTCAGAGGCGACGATTTAACATCGAACGTGCAGGGCATGATGTACTCCTTGGCTGCTCGCCATAAGTGGCCAGAAGCTAAACGTAGACTAGTTCAATTCTTATTTATAAGATTTCCTCGCCAGCCCCTTCAAGAGTTAGAGTTTTCAGATGCCGAACTTAACGGATTCGAACAGCATCTTGCATCAGTATACCAAGTTATAAATAACTTTAATTATGAATACGCGAAAACAAATTTCGCCAAAGACAACCCAAAGAATAACTGGCTTTGCGGAAGAGGTAAATGGGTTTGCCCTCATAAAAACCCATATGATTACTATGTTGTACTTGACAAAAACGAAAGAGTAGTGCATACTAGTTATAACGATGATTTTGAGAACCTCAAAGAAGGACAGACAGTCGAGGAAAGGCACTACGAAGGTTGCCCTCGATTTTACTCAGCGGCAAACAAGAAAGAAGACCCGTTTGAGATAGACTCGACAGAAGACCCATTTGATTTTTAATGATACCCTTGTTCAAATCTCATTATTCGATTGGAAAGTCAATCCTCACTCTTAAAGAGAAAGGCTCCTCCATCAAGAACGGCCCACAATCAGTCATTGATTTATGCGTTGCTAGTGATATCAAAGATATGTATTTAGTTGACGATTCAATGTCGGGCTTCTTGGAGGGATACTTAAATTCTAAGAGCGCAGGGTTAAATTTTAGATTCGGACTAAGAATCAGCGTATGCGATGACCTAGAAGAGAAGTCCGAAGGAGCTTTACACAAGACCTCTAAAGTGGTTATTTTCGCAAACTCTCAAGAGGGCTACAAATCCTTAATTAAAATGTATACCTTGGCCGCGCAAAAAGGTTTTTACTACGAACCCCGCCTTGACTACAAAACCCTAGCTAGGCTTTGGGATAACGATAACCTTACATTAATGATTCCATTTTACGATTCATTTCTTTATAAGAACGCTATGTGCGCTGGGGTATGCGTGCCTGACTTCAAATTTACCAAGCCCGTTTTCTCAGTGGAAGAAAACGATGTCCCGTTCAACTTTCTCCTAGAAGAAGATATTAAAAAATACACAGGAGGTAAGTATGAAACGGTAAAAACAAAAAGTATTTATTACAATAAGAAAGAAGACTTTAAGGCTTATTTAACTTTTCGCTGTATCAATAATAGAACAACCTTAGACAAACCAAACCTAGACCACATGACTAGTGACGAGTTCTGCTTGGAGGCTTACAATGGTTCCGTTTAATCCAAAAAAAGTAAATAAAGATTGGGGGCACGAAACATGGTTAGCCAATAACGAGGGGGAAGATTACTGCGGTAAAATCCTCTTCATCAGAAAGGGCCGCTCAACCTCTATGCATTACCACATAGACAAGCACGAAACGTTTTACGTGGTAGAAGGAACTCTTAGAGTAGACATGCTGAAGGATAAAGAGAATCCCGACGCGCACCCATTTACTATGACAGCTAAACAGGGCGAAAGCATGGAGATGGAAAGAGGGCAAGCTCACAAGCTTATGGCGACAGATAGAGACGTTACGCTGATTGAAATTAGCAAGTTCCACAGAGACGAAGACAGCCACAGACTTTACAAATAATATGGACGAGCACTTACTTAGATTCGATAAAGAGAAAGAATACGTTTTCATTGACTGTGAAACTTTAAATCTTTGCTTGCATTACT